GTGATGACGACAGCTTCGCAGCGGAGTTGCACCTTCATAACTTTACCGTTGCCAGCCTTGGTGTCTTTGATTTCAACGTCACCAATCTTGCAGACGTAACGGCCAGCAGGGAGAACGGAAGCGCCAGCAGATGCGGTGATGCCAGACAGGGAGAGGTTTGCGAATGAGAAGGTCATGAAAATTTCCAGTAAAAAATAATGTGAAAGTAAACTACGAATGCAACGATGCCAGAAGAAGAAGGACGTGGTTAGGCTTTTGCCGTGTCCATCTTCAGGAGAATGGCGGTGACATCTCCGGTCTCCTCGACGGTCAGGACGGAGCCGGACTCATCACGAACCTTGCCTTGCCAGCCGCCGTATGCGGAGGTGATGATGAAGCGCTTGGTGATGAACTTGTCATCCTCCTTGACTGACTTCAGGATGCCGCAGAACACGTTGTCAAAGATGCCGGGGATTTGCGCTTGCACTGCGTTGCCTTGCAGCAGGGGCATGTGCTTCACGTCACCGTTCTCGTCCTCGCCTTCCTTGGCCAGCGCGGTGATGATGACGTGGAAGGGCAAGTCACGGATGAACTTGCAAGCGCCGATCATCTTGTCCTTGTAGTCACCCCAGACCTCGAAGCCGTTGGTCTTCTTGCCGGTAGCGGCGGCAGTGGCGGCGGCCTTCACGTCAGCCCAAGCGAAGATCATGTCGGACAACTCAGTGAGAGAGTCGAGCATGATCCACTTGTAGCCAGCGGCCTTGAACTCGGGAGAGCTGATGGCACGGCAGACAGCGACGAACGAGTACACGCCAGCAGCCTCATCGACAGGGCCATCGAAGCTGGTGAATGGCAGGTAGTCGATGCCCTCACTACGGATGGAGGACAGGCCAGCCTCTCCGCTGATGATGAAGCCCTTGCCATAGTGACGCTTGAAGTGCTTGGCTTGGGTGGTCTTGCCGAAGCCGTGGATGGCGTACAGCAGGGACTTGCGGAAGGACGTGGTTTCGTCCTTGGTGTTCAATGGTTTGAATGCCATGATCAATCCTTATGAAAAAATAGTTTACTAAAGCAATTCACTGGACTTGACTCCAGAGACTTCCATCCAATACCCGGCCAACCAATCTCCTGCTGACGCCGAACGCCTTAGCAATTTCAGTGTGAGGCAATCCGCTTGATGACCGAATGAATCGAATCTCCCTAACCTTGTCATCGGTTAGCTTCGGAGCGTACCTAGCTGGCCCCCTGCCAGCGCGAACACGATCCATGGAGTTCTCGCTGCGAGTGCCCCATCGTAGGTTGGATAGTCTGTTGTCTGTTGGGATGCTGTTCAAGTGGCGGCACTCCATACCATCTGGGCACTCCCCAACAAAAGCCTCCAGTACAACCCTGTGGACAAGCCTTGGGTGCGCCTTCTTGTTCTTGTATAGGACAACCTTTAGGTAATGAATTCCCCATGAAAGCTGGCGCAGGGGAGCGCCGGACAGCCCGGTTACAACCCCATCATCTTGGACGGAGTACCCCGGAAATCCCGGTACATCCTTGGTGGCGACGGCCATCAGTCTTTTACCACGTCTATCACTGGCGTTCCAGCCTTGAATTCGTAGCAACCCTTCAGTTGCTCTTGCTCTGGCAGAGGTAGGCGGCGAAGGTCACGAACGTCGATGCTGTAGGACAGCTTGACGTGAGCTGGCTTGTCGCTTCCATATAGAGCATCCAACTGCTCAGCATCCCAGACAGTCTTCTCTGGGTACTTGACGCTGAGCGTGAAGCCGCCAGCGTTCATGGTGTGCTCACCAATATCCTTGGGGAGCAGATTCAGCAGCGTCTTACGTGCTGCGGTGTAAGCGTCCTTGGCTTGCTGGTGTGCCGCCTCAGTGATTACAAAGTCTCGTATCGCTACGAAGCCGGGGTCTTCTGTTGTACTCATGGTGTCCTTGTAAGAGTATGTTTAATTGTGTCGATTGCTTGTTATTGCAACCAACTGGATGGATTCTATGACACAATTCATGCAACCGCAACGGCGGCGAACAATTATTTTTAAGGACTTACATGACAGCAGATGAACCGGGCTTCGAGGAATACACCAGCGTGGCGTGGACAGCAGCGATGCGCTACCTTGGTATGGGGTGGTCGATCATTCCACTGCGCTTCAGTGACAAGATGCCAGCTATAGAGTGGAAGCAATACCAAGAGCGCCAACCTACTGAGGACGAGGTGACAGGCTGGTTTGAGAATGGCGTACCCAATGGCAATGGAGGACTGACCAAGGTTTTCGGATTGGCCATCATTACAGGGAAGCTGAGTGGCCTAGTAGTATGTGACTGTGACAATCAGGATGCAATTTCATACGCAATTACGGAAGCGGGCCTATTCAGTATGCTGAACGTCAGCACTACCCGTGGCCAGCACCTCTACTTCAAGCACCCCGGTGGCAGCGAGAAGGTGCAGAACAAGGTAGGTGGTCAGGGCCGCGACTGGCCTGATGTGCATGGCCTTGATCTGCGCGGAGATGGCGGCTATGTAGTAGCACCACCCAGCCTGAAGTTCAAGAGCATTGAGGATGGCGGAGGGTTCCAGCACCAGTACAAATTCAACTGCCCAGACGATGAGATTGAAAACTTCGCGCTCGGCCTTCCTGTGTGGCCGGGTATCAAGGCGAAGCCAGTGCAGCAGCAGGTAGGGGAGTGGAGCTTCGACAACCTCTCGCTGTCGGCGGTCAAGTCCTACGGTGCTGACGTGTGGGCACAGATGGGTGATCGTGTTGCCGTGCTCAAGCGCAAGCTGCGCGATGGTGATGGCCGCAACGCTTGGCTGGTGCGGTACATCGGAGAGTGCATTGCCTCTGGCATGGAGGAGCAGCAAGCCCGTGTTGCGAGTGAGCAATTCCAGATCGAATTCTTTGAGCCGCCACTGCCCACCGTTGAGTCGGAGACTGTGCTGCAGTCGGTGCTCGGCACAGACAAGCGCAACCACCCAGAGAAGTACGCAGCCAAGGAGAAGTACGATGGCAAGAACGAAGTACGCAAGGGCCGCGCAGATGCCATCCGCCTGATTGTTCCGAGCAACTTGGGCGCACTCCGCAACATGGCGCAGGGCAAGAAGTACCTGATTGATCCGTTCGTTCCGCCGCAGTCGATCATCCAAGTGGTCGGCTTCAATGGCCATGGCAAGTCCTACTTCCTGCTCAATATGTTGTGGGCCGCAGCCCGTGGCCACAGCTATGGCTCCGCTCATGTGGACGCCAAGGTTAGGGCGTTGTACCTAGACTTTGAGGGCAGCTCCAGTACAATCTCGTCTCGCATTGAGGACTGCACATCAATCCATGGAGAGATGGATGAAGGCTTCGCAATCTGGAACGCCAACGTAGCAGATGACCCGATGTGTCTGAATGAGGCGGATGGTATCGAGCGCCTTGGCAAGTTGATCAGTGACACATCACCACAGCTCGTGGTCATCGACACTGTTCGTCAAGCTTGGCTCGGCATGGATGAGAACTCTCCGCACTCTTGGGTGAAGGTCAACGCAATCGCAATGGCTTGCCGTAACTCCGGCATGTCAGTGATCATTGTTCACCACCGCAACAAGCCGACGATGCAGGGCCACGGCCGTGAGGCTGGAAGCACCGCTCAGTTGAAAGACTTGGATGTGCAGATCATCGTGACGAAGGTGGTTCTTGATCTGGATCAAGCCAAGAGAGAGGCAGCAATGCCAGACTCCGCGACCTCAATCGCAGACTTCTCCGGTAGCACATGCACAGCATGGACATACCTGCGTAGAGCGTTGCCCACCGGCAGCATCCTTCGCATCGTGTTCGAGATTTCATTCGGCAAGCTGCGGCAAGCCACGGAGAACCATGTCACGACATACGTTGGCATGGCGCAGGACAACGCCACTGGCAAGTGGACAACGGTTAGCAGTCTCACCCCTCTGCAAAAAGCAATGGCTCTACATGGTCATGGACGATCTGCGTGTGAGATAAGTGATTTGATAGGTGTAAGCCAGCCCACCGTTAATGGCTGGTTGTCAGGGATAGGGAGTAAATAATGGCCACGATTAAAACAATGACCCTGGAATTCGGACGTGATTATTCAATCAGCACCGTGACAATGAACGATGGCCAGACGGCCAAGGTGATAGGGATGGTTGACTCGGAGGCGACTGTGACGTGGATGTCAGAGTCGGAGAGCGGAGTAACCCTTGAGGACTTCGCACTCGACGTGGTGAAGAAATGCTTTGACGGCATCCTCGATGTCGTGACCGGAGGCTGACATGGATGAAGTGAAGCCGTGGTGTACTTACCGTACCTCGCACCCCTCGGGTCACTTCTACCAAGGCAAGGGGCGCACAGCCCTTGTTGCCACGGGGAAGTACCAAGGGTCTGGTGTTCGCTTCAACCTGTCCATGGTGTGGGCAGGGTACGAGTCTCACACATGGGCAACCGTTGTGCTTGAGACGTTCGACACAGAGGACGAGGCTTATGCTGCAGAGGAGTTGTTGGTGACGCACGAGTCACTGGCCAATCCCTTCTGCATGAACATGATGCAGGGCGGGAGACGCGGTAAGTTCCGCACCCCATCTACCCTACTTCGTCGCTATCGCATGGCAGCGAAGAAGGAGCGAGCCGCCGCAGCCCGCGAGAAGAAGAAAGCGAAGGACGCACTGGCTAGGTCAGTGGCCTCCGCGAAGTTGAAGGCGGCTAAGGCTGGTCGCGTTAGTCGCACACTCAAGCGATCTACACCTTGCCCATGATGCCCGTCAGCTTGGTCTTCACCAACCCTCGATAGCGCATCGACATCGCCGCACTTGAGTGGCCTAGCGCAGTCACCAAGTCGGGGATGTCAGCCCCATTCTCAGCAAGCACAGCAGCGAACGCATGGCGAAGGTCATGCACTCGTAGCCTCGGCAATCCCAAGGCCGCTGTGGCCCCGTCCAGCACCCTTCCCAGACACGTTGGTACAGACCCCGCCTCTATCCCCGGAGGCGTGATGCTGCCGTTGCTAAAGATCGCACTTGTTGCAACCATCGCCAGCAAGCGAGGGGTGTACGGGATGACACGATCTATCGTCTTGCTGCGCCGGTCAACACGCTTGGCTATGCGTGTGCCGTGCCGCGTGAAGCTCTCGTGTGTCAGCGTCAGCGCCTCTCCTAGCCTTGCTCCTGTGTGCGCT